GCTGTCTCTATGGTTGAGAACGCATCAGTAGAAATTCCATATCTATGTTCTGCATATGGAAAAGGAGAAACGGCGTTATTTAATCTGCCGCGGTCAATATATAAAAGTCTAGATGAAAATGCCATGGTTACTTCCTCGTTATTAAATAAAATAAATTATGCTGTTATCCAGTTAAAAGATGCGGCTGCCATTCCAGTGTTAGGTTGATTTGCTGGCCAATTTGGTGCCGTTTGATTCTGTCTAATAGTAATATCACCAGTAGTTTGAATAAAAATACTTGCTGATTCATTAATAGTGGATGTGTTATTTATAATATTTCTACCGCATTGCGTTAAATTTGCAAATGGTCTAAATCTGCTCGGTATCAAACTTCCGGCCCATAAATCAATATCTGAGCCGGGAGCTGCTTGAGTCGTATTAATTAAATTATTATCAAATTGCATGTTAACAAATTTACCAACCCTAACAAATTTAATGGTAATTGTTTGTAATGCTGTCCAAACATTCCCCCCAAAATCAAATGTAAATGTATCACTAAATTCTTCGTAGTAATCTAATGATGAAGCAGTTCCACCAGAAGTTGGAAGTTTGATTCCATCTTCCATGGTTATTAATGATGCGGGGAATCTTTCAGCAATTGTGCTGGCATATAATTTTGTTTGGGCTGAAACAGAGCTAAATAAAACGTCAGAAGATGTTAATACATTTTGATTCATATCAAAAAGATTATTATTTCCTTGGCCCGTGTTAATTGTATTGCATGTAATAGAAGAAGATGAGGTAAGACTTTGATCCATGGGATAAAGTTCATTTGCTCCTTGGCCAGTATTTACTGTTGCGAAAGTAACTGCATCTGTTGTATCTAGCGTCTGATCGTATAAATTATCTTTATATAAGGCAATTCTCTGAGCATTACTAACTCGTCGAGAAGTTCCGCTTTGGTCACATTCATCTTGGTCAACTAAAAATGCTGCTGCCGCTGGATCTAAATCACTTATCTTTTTTGCCATGTTATGCCCCTTCTGTTACTCTCTGCTCGCCATCTTCTGTAACCCTTAGTTCACCATCTTCCGTTATTCTTTCTTCAGAAGGTGGGGGTGGTATGCTAAATGTTAATTGAGATATAATTAACCACCACTGATCGTTCCCAACCCTTTCATTAAGCATTGATTAAGTCCCGCCATACCAGAATATACCAGTAGCTGTAGTATTCGCACTCAACACAGCTGTTCCCCATCCTGGATGATATTCGCCTGGTTGAGCATCAATGATAATATAAGAATTTCCATCAATGCCTTTTACCTCGACATCACCCGCTGTTCTAACCCTTAGAAATTTAAATACAAATCCTAAATCTTGATCTAAAGTCATTGGTGCATTAGCTCCATTTAAAAGCCAAATGCCCACCTGTTCAGTCCTAGACGCTGGGTTTACATTTCCAATCTGATTGTTTAAATAACTCATTATATACCTCTATCTATTAATTGTCTTATAAATCTATGCTGCTATTACTTGAAGGTCGCCCGCATCATCTACGTATGCCAAATAATTTGTGCCATTTTCTGATGTAAATTGACAGTATGTGGTTTTATTAATTGTTCCAGATGCAGCTTCATGCGTAGCCACTATGTTATCCAGTATTGTTTTATCTCCTGGAGATAATTCTTCCGTCATTTCAACTTTTGCCTCTGAGTTTAAGTACACCCCATGCAGTTTGCTGCCAATAGTTTCATCTTGATATATTCTTTCGGCTAATGTAACTGGATTGCCATCACCATCTACATCATTTGGATTGTTGATATTCCATTCGCCATCTGAAAATGTTCTTGTATATATATAAATTGCCATGCTAAGAAGTCCTATAGTAAAGCTCAATCATTGTATAACTTATTTGTGCTCCGACATTATTTTGTTTTATATTAACTGCGCCTGTGTCGGCAGCCTCCACGTCAGTCAATACTCCTGATAAATCTATTCCGAATTTTATGTGATCTACTGGATGCACAAACGAAATCCCCACCAGTGATTCATTATGCACCTGGTTATCTTCTCCAATAGCTCCGTAATTAGAAGTTAAGTTAATGGTTCCGCTTGCCGGGTCTTCTGCCCACCCTATTAAGTTAATAGATTCAATGGATACAAAATCCAAAGGGATACTAAAATTAAATGAAAAGTTAGCGTTAGACGAAATTCTTCGTGCCCTATATTGTTCGTTAGTATTGTTAGTTTCTGCCGGATAAACTATATATTTCACTTCGCCAATATTAGACATCGCTATTTCGATAACTAAAGGATCAAGATTTATTATCCTATAAACTCTAATTAATGGAGTAGTGTCTTGAGTTAATATTAAATCATTAATTTTAATTACATCTCTCGCAAAACCTATAAAAGGGGGAAAATAGTTTGGCTGAACAATATCATCAAAACTATCTACATTTGTATTATATCGATGCCATCCAACTCCATTGGATGTTATTGTATTATAGTTCCCTCTATCTTTGGTAAAACCTAAAGATGTATAAGCCATAATATTTCTCTATAATTTAATATGTAAGTACCAAAATCGCGTTGGCTGCATATTATTATGCGGCTGATTTCCACCAGTACCACCAGTATCTTGAGTGCTATCACCTATCCATGCCGCGACACCACTATCAAGGGGCTTTATTTCAATGCCACCCCTATAAGAATATGTATGGGCATGATTGGCTAATTGATCAACATTTAAAGTATGATATTGATCCCCAAAAAGATCGGATGCTACAGGCGCAAAATCTAAATATAAAGAAGATGAACCAGCAACACCAAAAGCCGACCCAGAATATACTTCTAATGACATATGTTTATTTGCATCAAAATCAGCATCTGCGCTTGCTCCTCTTGACCCAGCAACTGGAAATACAGAGTCTGGGTAATTGTTCCAATATAGTCTATACAGGTTTCTAGTTGCTTCTCCAGAAAAAGTTGCTCCAGATAATCCAATTGTATCGGTAGAGCTTGATATAACGATCCATCCCGTGGAAGCCGCTGCGGGCGGCACAGCGCTCCACTTCATATCACCTGTTGTGTGGAGATTAGCACTAATCATTTCCATGATAACTTTATTTGCTGTCTGATTAAAGTTTTGATATATAAAATCATTAGATGGCGGTGTTCCAGTTTGCATTTGGAGATTAGTAAGGGCCCATCGACCAATTGTATTTAATGGAAATCTCCACCTCAATCTTAATGATGAGTCTCTATTTGTACCTAAACTTTTTCCAGCAATGGATGGTATGTTAATGCTGGAAAGAGCAATACGCGCCCAAACACCATTTGGGAAATTAAAATTAACAGGCGTTGGAACTGACGCAGAAGGTGCCCCACCAGTACCAAAATTCTGCTCAATAATAAGCTCTGTTGCTGCTGGAACAGATCCGAATGCATCAAAATTAATATGGACTGTTTCGCCTGAAAAAGCCCTAACATCATTAATTACGTACACTAGGTCTAAAGAGGTTGAAGCAGCCGTTCCTATTGCTTCATATTCAAAATATCTAGGAGCATTTTTAGACGGACCATTAGGGATTCCAACCCCTACAGAAGAATCTACAAATCGAATAACATCATTTATTCCATCTGCTCCAGTTTTTTCAAATAACCAACCAGTTGTAACCTTTTCTGTCGAGCCCGTAAGAGATCCGTTATTATTAACAACTGAGCCAGAAGTGTAATAACCGTCAGCAGTAGTGATCCCAATGCTGCCTCCTCCCGGCGCTACTCGAGTAAATCCCTGTGATGGAACCCTCGGTAATTTAGGAACCAAGCCAGAAACAAGACCATTAAATATATCGTTTGATATAACATGGAAATTTCCATTTATTATGAAGTTCTCAACATCCGCATTGACTGTAATAGGGGGACCTGTTCCAGAAGTAACAATTGGATAATCATCGATTGATAAAATCATTCTTCCGCTAGCATCTCTAATAACAACAAAATATTTATCCGTTCCGTTATCTTCCCAATACATTGGTACAGGGGTTCCACCAGTTCCATCTAATGGGATTGGATTTATATAAGCTCCAATTCCAGCAGGATCAGAATACACTGGTTTCGGAGTAATCTTATCTAACGAGCTGTATGTTTCCATCGTTCCATTAGCGGCCAGCTTCCCTTCTGCATCATGAAAATACCACTTAGGGGATGGTGCTAAAAAAAATGTTGCCATTATTAATCTTCCTCAAGCCCTTTTAGAGCATCTGCAATTAAAACCAAGCCAATACCAATTAAAAAATAACCAACCATTAAAATAGCTCCCTTCCCGCTTTAATTCCGCCGCCAACTGCTGCCCCAGCTCCGGCTAACTCTAGCCCGCGCAACCCGTATTTTCTAATTAGTTTAGAGGATCTAAATTGATTTTCTATCTTATCATTCATGAACTCATGAGTTGGGTCTACAAATTCTCTTAAACCTTTATTTTCTAATTTATTAAACTCATTTATAAATTTTGCCGGATTTATTTTTAATTTCCCACCAATGCGTCTAACCGCCGGAGAAAGTCCATGCGCAACAAATAAATCTCTATCTTCTGGAGATAATCTTTCTTTTATAAAGCGTGCGCTTTCTTCTGGTTGTTGCAGAAGGTTAAATATTCCTTCTGGATTATGCTTCATTCCTTTTCTTTTTAAAAGCATATTCGAAACAAGTCTATTTTCTAAAAAAGGAGCTACTTCATTTTTATGAAACTCAGATGCATCTAGATATGCTTTTTTTAGAACTTGGTTGGTATTACTCCATCCATTTCCAGCTTGATCAAAGGAATCTAAAATGTCTTCTCTCAATGCATTTCTTGCTTGTCCTGTTGCAAAAGATTTTGCGCGATCGGCTGGATCGAGGCTATTTCGCAATGCTGATTGCTCCTTAAATAGTTCCGATTGCAATTTGTGAGCATTTTTAAATGAGGGTGTTTTTTTAAAATCTAATAAGGCTTCTTTTGCTTCTGGTCGATAAACATTTAATTCCCCCATCAAAGGAGTTGATTTTGAGGAAATAATTTGCAACCCTTCTTTCTCAATTCTATCAGTAGGAGCGACTAATTCATCTCCAAATCCAGCTTTTTTAGCTAATTCATGTACATAGTCATAGTTTTTTTTGCTGGCTAACTTCGTATTTTTGTATAATTCTTTGATCTTATTATTTAAAGGGGTGTGGAGATCTCTTAAGCCTCTTCCTCGCGATATTTTTTTGAAAAAATTAACGGCCGTATCCGCAGCATTTTTACCTGAAATAGGAGAAGCAAGCCTAGAAATTCCTCTTCCTGCCGCTCCAGCCACTCTTTCTGCCCCTCTTAGCCCTGCTGCGCCACCAGTACCAAGGTATCCTAATGCTTCCGTAGCAGCCTGTGGTATTTGAGTCATTATATCTTGTTGCTGAACTCCAGGAATAGCCATTGGATGAACCGATGGTAACTTAGCTAATTGACGTACGCCAGGCACCCCAAAATATCGCCCTAACAATCCAACATCCCGCGGTAGATTTTCTAATCCGGCCACTGCGCTTTCTGCACCTTGAGCTATTCCGCCACCTATATTTAAAAGAGCTTGTAATGGAGAATGTTGAGGTTGAAAAGAAATACCCATGAATTTTGTTGGTTGAGCTTGTTGTGGAATATCAGCTAGCGAAGGAGTAAACCCACCTTCACTAGGCTTCTGTTGAATCTCTTCTATGTCTGATAATGTTGGTTTATAAGCCATTGTTATTTACCTAGCTGAGATTTTACTTGTTGCTGTTGCTGTGGATTCAGAGATTGATACCAACCCTGAAATTGTTCTTTATTTTCAAATGATGGGACCTCTACTTGCGCAGGTTGTTGCATTTGCAAGTCTGGAGTATCCCAAGTTACGCCAGTCTGTTTTTCTAAAACTCCAGGATATAAGGGTTGAGAAGCCCTGCTTAAACCTTTTCCAAGAGATGATATTTCTTTCTTCAATCTATTAAATTGATCTAAGGCAAATCTCGGATTAGATCTCCATGAATTAGTTGCCTTTGTAAGCATATCTTTTAATTCATTCATTTGAGATGCGCGCACACTTAACCCTTCAATATTTCTCATTATGTTTGCCTCATTTTGAGCTAGAATATTTCCAAACTCAAAATAATCGCTATAGGCTTTAGGTTTATCTTTCTTGAGAGAATCCCAAAAAGCTTGGCCTTTTCCCATTGCTCCAGCATATAATGATGCGTTTTTAACTACCCTTTCTATTCTCGGATCGTTTAATACATTTTCTGCTGCAACAGCAGCACTAAATCTTTTATAAGTTGCCGGATCACTTCCGCCCATATTCTGCTTAATTTGAGCCGTTGTTCTCAACCTGTCTTGATAAGCATCTGGCCCAATAGTTTGAGTTGGGTCATGAGGATTTTGCGGTGTTTGTTTTGGCAATTGAGGGAATAATCCAGGCTCAACGTTCCGCAAAATCTTCCTTCCTATTCCAGGATTATATACATTTAACGTTTCTTTTTCTGTTGGAGTCAGATGAGAATAAGCAGTGGCAGCTCTATACCATGGATTTTGTGCTTGAGAGGCAGTCTGGGCTTGCATACGCTTAATGTCTAACAATGATGGCATCTCACTAATTTCTGTTTGCATTTTTTGCAATTGTAGAGGCCTTAATTTCTCTTGAAATGCAGCCTGTCTTCTAGCGGTTTCAGCTTGCCTAAGAGCATTCGCAATATTTAATCCGCTTTGTATGCCGCTTTGTGCTCCACCTATCAGTCTTTGAAGTGGAGTAGGTGCAGGTTTTACAATTGGAATATTATACATATTATTTCCCAAATAAATAATTTCCTAGAGCGCCCCCGCCGGGACCGCCCAAGAATGCTCCGCCAAGAGTTCCGCCTATCTTGCCCAGGCCACCCAATAGTTGCCCACCAATTCCAGGTTGTTGCGCTTCACCGATGTCAGACCTAGCAATTCCTCCATACCCTTGGCCTATCTCTTGGCCTAATTGACCAGTCATTTGGCCAATTCCTCCAGCTGCTTGCTCACCCATTCCGGCTAATCCGCCTAATCCGCTAAGATATTGTCCACGCATTCCAAGCATTCTATTCAGGTAGTTTTGGACATCTTGTCCGCGGAGTGATTGCGCCCTTTCAGCGGCATGCTGCATTTCAGCGCCAGACCCAAGCATTCCACTGGCTGCCGATGCTCGTCCAGCTGCTTGTTCGCCAGCTTGAATTTGAGCTTGTAATTCTGGGGACTCTCTATATTGGGACATCATTTGCTGATAGAGTGCATTTGGATCTGAATATGCGCCCAAAGCTTCCTCATATTTAGGAATTGCATATTGACCGGCACCTAAATAAGGTTGATACGCTTGCTCTCCGCGCTGCTCAATCTGTTGTTGCTGCCCCATTCCTTGCTGGATCGCCTGCCTTGCTTCATCGTATCCGCCGCTGCTAGTGCCCATTCTCATACTCCAAATAATATCTATTATTATGCGTGGAACAATGTTTGAATCCACACCATTTTGCATTTAAGAGGGCTTTTTTGTTATGTTCGTAAATAAGCGATATTAATTTCTTACACTTATTTTCTTTAAAGAATTTCTTGAGGGCGAGCTTTGAAAGCTTTAATGCTATTTTACCCCGATATTCCTTAAAAAAGCCAATATCTACAACATAAATTTCTTTTAAATTCATACTTTTTTCAAGATTCAAACAAATGCCCACTCCTGCTACTTCGTGTTTATAAATAAGAAGATAACATTTATGGTCTTCTCCCAGATCACTTATATACTTATCTAATCTATTTGCATCTGTGAATCCATCTATAATATCTTCATGAGATATTAATTTCTTTAATATCTCTTTGTCTTTCACTGACTCCACATGAAACATTAAGCGGCAACCGGTGTAAATGTGACCCACGCCCCGCCTTCTCTAAAATTAAATCTGTCGGTTGTTAGATTGTAAATAATTGCTCCATCTCGTGGGTTTACAAGTTCATCTCTTTGAGTTTCAGTAAATCTTGTAACCTCAATAATAGCCGTTTCATTTCCTTTGGTTACATCTGGCGCAATCGATGAATTTGAAAATCTAGCGTGAGTAATTGCATATCCAGTTACTCGAGTGATTGAGTTAAACCAATTCCTCCATGGATCGGTTAATTTACCACTTTCTAATAGGTCGTCGTATATTGGAGCTTCTGGTAAAAATGGAGGAGAAATAGATCGGTTTGTCATTCTGGCAATACCTCTATATCTGCTGCCGCACCAAGAATGTAATAAACAACATTATTAAACATCTCTAGCTTAATAATAGCGTCTCTTCTGGTTCCAAGCCTTCTCCAAATTGTGCGCTTTACTCTTGCGCCACTCTTTCCAACTTCTCTTCTATCAAAATTATGATAAGTTACTCCGCCATCTTCCGATATTGAAAGGAAGATAACAGGGTCAGCATCTATCCCTAAAGTATCAGGGATGCCAACACCTTGAAGCATATCCACGTGGAATCTATTGAGGCGTATTCTTTCATAAGTTGGCGAGCTCATCACATGAGCAATGCGTGTTCTCTTTATGCGCTCACCAGCATTTGTTAAGAAATCATTTCCTAATTCATATAAGAACGAATCATTATATGAACCCATGAAATGTCGTCCTTTATAGAATGCGTGAGTATTTCCAATGTGCCTCGTTTCATCTAGCATCTCTAGTTCATGCCATTTGTTTGTATCAACATTATAAACAAATGTTCTTTGGTCAATCGAAAAGTTTATCTGATAAAATATTTGTCCATTTATTTTAAATACAAATCCAGTAGCATCTTCCGGTGTTGTGAAATTCTGGATTGTCTCATCTATTTCTCGCGTACTAATCGGGCGTGGCATCGTTCCCATTATCATCATAATGGAGCCTACGCCATCTTCATCATTAGAAAGATAAAATAATCTATCAAATCCTTCGGTTAACGAAGCTTGAGCTTTTATACCATGCTCTAATAATAGGTTGTTGTCACGTCTAAATGGAAAGTCAGCTAAACCAGCATCTAACCAAACCTCACTCTTTGTTTCTCCAAAAAAGAATACTCGTCTTTTTAAAACTGCACATGCTGATAATATAGTGGGGCGAGATTCTATTAATGCAAAATTACCGGAAGTCCATGATTTACCATTATTTTGATCACTTATATAAAATTGATTAGTTATAGTAGATGACCCATTTACTACTATAAAATAACTATCCATATAAGTAATATCTAATGGGTCAACATTTACAGCGGTTAGCTGCGCCGTCTCATCAGTTAGGGTAGCTGTTCCTGTGTCCCATATTAGAAGAGTTGCATTATCTACAAAAGCAACTTGAGTTTCATTGGCTGCGACTCCGACATGTCCGACTGATGTTGCTAATGTTGGCCCTGAAAGAATGCTAATTATGAAGCCACTGTCCATCCGATAGATAGAGTTGCCTACCGCGAAATAAACGTCACCCTTAAATACAATGGATGCCCGCGCTATTCCGCCTGCTGAGAATTCACGGAATTGGTCTAATCCGGGCCATGGAGCTAAATGTTTTGGCTTCTTCCCATCTGGATCTAACACTTCATACATATTTATAGTGCGCTGGGCATCAATTTTGCCAACTGGATCTTCGGCAAAGCTTCCAACAACAGGGAAATCTATTCTTTTGTCAGCACCAATTGTCATGAAAATATCCCAAATGACTCTAATGCGAAGTCGCCATATTTATTCATTAGAATATTATCTGTCCATATTGCCATATCAACATCATTTGCAACTTTGAGGTTTTCTTTCATTTCTTGATATGCGGCTTCAGCTGTTGGGCTCCAATTTGCTGATGGGTACACATCTTTTAGTTCACGAGCTAAAGCATATCGTAAGAATCTAAAATAGTAAGGAGGCACTTCGTCTAGATTGTCGTATAGCTCCACATGGTCTAACATAAACTTAGCTCTTACATGACATTCATATTGAAATGATGGAACCGGATAGAATTTTAATTTAGTTAATAAGTCATCTTTCATTAACATGACGTATCCAGGACGGCTTTTTAAGTCAAATAGCCTCGTATTATTAAGAACGTCGGAACGCTTAACAATTCTTACTGGATAAGAGATAGAGTCTCTAATAATATTTACATAATCTAGCTCAACTATTCGTTCAGCTTCTATATCAGCTGGAATAACATTTGAGATGGTATATTCATCCTGACCATCAACCATATTAAAGACTAATTCTCTAATGAATGGTATAAAAATTCCTAGCGATGAAAAGTGATCGAATAAATCGTTAAGGTAATAAAGTCCTTCCGTTATTTGAGATCCCGACGGCGTTTCATCTGGGGAGAACTCACCAATAAGATAGAAAGCTTTAACAATGATATCATTTGCTGTTCTGGGTGTTTGCGGCATTATCCGATACCTTTATTTTGGGTGGTCTACCGCGCCTTTTCTTGGGGCGCGGTATCTCACTAGATTCAGCATTAATTACTTCATCTTTTTTTTGCTTTTCGTCCAAGCTGTTCCCGTCTTTTTTGGAGTTGATGGTATTGGCATCTTTCCTGGAGGCGGTGTTAACTTGTTCGTATTTGGGTTCTTCTCTTTTGATTCGTAAGCCATTTTTCTTCTCCTCATCAGTATGATAAATAGTTTTGTCATACCACTTGCCGGTATCTAATAATTGCTGCGCATGATCGCGTGAGCAAATCTTATAGACACCGGCAAAGTGCATAACCTTATAAAGCTTTTTAGGGCTATAACTCATATTAAGAAACTAACTTAGTTGCGTATTGACCATGCCACTTCCAACCACAAAGAGCATCTAAACGCATAACGTTAACGTCATTTAATATGTCACCTTGGAAACTTACACGCAAAGATACATTTGTATCTGGACTTGTTTTGATGTAAGTGCGATTCACGTCAATAGTTTCAAGAGGTGGAACAACTAAATCCAATCCGCGTTTTGCGTACGCCAAGTTAACGTTATAAGTAACAGGAGTTCCAGGAACTGTAACACCAAGAATAGAAACGGCTGCCCCATCTAAAATTGGGCTAGTTACATTTCTACGAGCATCTGCTAAATCGCTAACAATACTTGGGCTTACAGTAATAGTTACGTTACCGCCGACGTCTGCGCTAGCATCAGCTAACACAACGAATTGCATTAATTGACCTGTATCTGCGCGACCAACTGGATTAACCGAATTCGATCCTGCAAACGTAACAACATCACCAGCTCTGAATACATTAGCTGCGGAAGGTGTGGCGCCATCAAGAACAATTGTATTTCCAGAATTAACTTGTCCGTTGACAACAACAGTTCCAGCCAAACTACCGGTTGTATGACGAGCAATAGATTGATTTTGGAAAATGTCGAAATAAGACAGATGTCCTAATTGTGATTTAAAGGAAATATCATCATTCAAGGTATCATTGAATGCATTTTGCAAAGATGCTTTTAAAGCAGATGCATCACGCACAGATAACCCCATATAAGCGTTGTCTAAAATTGGCATCGCTTGTTCAAGCATTTTAGCGCCAGCTAAATCAACTGCTGCAAATGAGTTGACGGGAGTTCCTGGTGTTCCAGTTGCAAAGTTAACTTGTTGAACGCCGTCTAAAGCAATTTGAGTTTCCATCTGCTTAACAATTTCTTGCACAGCTGGCTCAATATATCTTTCTGAAAATCTTTCTAAACCGTTATCAACCTCAAGAGTAAGTTCTTTTGAATTGTATTCGGTAAGGACGTGATATTGATGCTCAACAACTAATGGTGTGGTTTCTTCATCAACGTCTTGTATTGCTCCAATTCGACCATCGCCAACCGTAAAATGGTTTTGACGACGAATATTAACGGTATCGCCAATGCGATATTCTTGCATTTTAAAATCACTTTCATAACCGCGATTAGCAGTCATAACAAATGAGTTATTGTTTTCAAATTTAGCCAAGGCAATATTTGCCACTAGCTCGGTAACACTAAATTGATTAGCCATGTTTTATACCTCAAAAAATAAGTTATCGTTTTCGACGGCTTCGTTCTTTTTCTTTATAGTAAGCTCTCAAATCTTTTGGATTCTGAGCCACCCTAGAAAATGAATTCATGGGCTTTTGACCCACCGTCTCCCCTACTGGTTGTACCGGAGCTGGCGCACTTGATATCGTTGGCTTGCTAGCTAACTTAAATGCGTGCTTCACAACTTCCGCTTGTTGTTGCCGAGGATGTAATTTAGAAATGCGCTGGACTTCTTTAGGATTTTTGGCCAAATAATAGAGTAAATCAGCTCCATTAGGAGATACTTTCGCTACTCCTAGCATAGATTCACTTAAAGGCAAGTTATCATTTCGCACTACGTCGTCGAAGTCTTCATATTTGCTAGCAGCTTCATCAATGGAATCAAAAAATCTTTCTTCCTGCAGCTGCTCGTAATATTTGTCTTCTCTCCGTTGTTGCTCTTGAGACGCTTGATACGCATACTGTTCTTTTTGTTGATTAAAAAGAGCAGCCCCATATCTAGGGTCACTTGGGTCAAGATATTGCCCAGTAAATGGGTCAATCACTTGTCCTGGTTGAGCAGATGGCGCTTGCTGAGCTTGCGGTGTTTCATATCCTGCTTGAGGATATTGAGCACCTTGACTCAACTGTTGAACTTGCGCTTTTAGATCAGCTATTTCTTGCTGAACTCTCTTATTTTTTCTTTCAATCCTACGTTTTGCATATTCAGGGTTATCATTAGTTTCAGTTGAAGCTTCTGAACTATTCGGATTTTCCGAACTGTTCGAAACACTTGTAGACTCAGCTTCCATATGGCTGGATTCTTGAGCTACAGGCTCACTACTAACTTCACTAACAGGAGCAGCTTCCACTGCATCTGAACTTTGCATTGCTTCATCACTCATAATCAATCCTCATATTTTTTAAAGGTTAAAATAAAACCACTCGTATAAACGGACGCTTTAAGGTGCGCTTACCTCTCGCTTTCGCGGTCGAAACCCATTAAACTCTGCGCAGTCGCGCTATTGTGTTTAGCAATGTTGCTATGTGCGCTCATAATCTTTGACATAGCATTAGCTACATCTCCCTCGTATCCAAGCTGAGCTTTACTTATTTCGGCTCCAGTCTTCATACGGTTCATCTGTTGATCGTTTTGCAATTTCATCATTTCTAATTCTGTTTTTGCGGCATCTATTTGTTGTTGCTGCTGCGCTTGCTGTGCTTGCAATTGTTGTTCTTGCTGTTTAAGTTGAAGTTCAGCCTGCTTTAGTTGCATCTCTTGTTGAGCCATCATCATTTGTGGATTAGGTTGAGGTGGTGGGGGTGGCTGACCTTCCTCTTTTGCTAAGATATCTTTTGGAACTAACGTCTTAAATCTCTCAACTAATTGTGGGTTATTTTCCACATCAATGTTTTCAGCTATTAAATCTGCAACCAATGGGAACGTTTGAGGGTTAATCTTAGCCATTTCCACTAGGATTTGAAGCGCATTTTCTCGTTGAACAGCAAAGCTTGGGCCGCTTTCAATGACGACATCATATTCGCCGCCCTTCAAGTTATTCTGTACTCCACCGGCTACTTGCTGATTAACTGTTATGTCTCTATCTTTTCCATTCTGAGTTTGGATGCTTACTTTTCTTTCAGTATCGTAGATTTCAGGCAATAAAGACAAGATAACGCGACCTGTTTGCTCAATACATCTATCTAAGTTGTCCATATAAACAGCTACTGACATATTCCCTGTGCGTTGGCGCTCTTTCAAAGCTACCCCAGATAGCTCTTGACCTTGAGCTCCGCGATTAGCTTCGTAGTAACCAAGAACGCTCTGTATATCCATCTCCGCACGTTTGTATTGCTCTAGTAAAGTGGTTGGAACCTCAGAGGCTGGAAGTCTTGTTGGAAGTTGTTTTGTAATTGGATCAGGTTTAGCTAATAAAATA